TGAAGGTCGCGCCTGCGGCAACTGCGCCTTCTACAACGAAGACGATATTCAGGGCGACAAGGCGTGGTGCGAGCGCTGGGACGATTATGTCAGCGGCGCGTATTACTGCAACGCTTGGCAGCCGCGCGAAGACGATGACGACGACGAGAACGAGGACGATTATGAAGAGCGCGCTCCGATCAACCCTGACGGTTATAAACCAACGAAGCAGATGCAGACAGAGGCGCAGCGCGGTCTAGATTGGCGCGCTGAATTTGGACGCGGCGGTACCCTCGTCGGCGTTGCTCGCGCGCGCGACATTATCAACGGGCGCAATTTGCCGTTTGATACGGTACAACGGATGCGCTCATATTTTGCACGTCACGAGGTCGATAAGCAGGGACAAGGCTTCAACACTGGCGAAGACGGTTATCCGTCCGCTGGAAGAATCGCGTGGGCGCTATGGGGCGGCGACGCGGGTAAGCGGTGGGCTGACAATATCGTCGAGAACGCCGAGCGTAAGGAGAAACCAAAAATGGCAATCGAGTACCGACAGTTCCAAACGGAGATCCGCGCTGAGGGCGATGGGCACACCTTTACGGGCTATGCCGCCGTTTTCAACGCTGAAGCCGAAGGGCTAAGCACGCGTGAGATCATCAAGCCAGGCGCGTTCTCAAAAAGCGTTGCAGCCGCCGAGCGTGGCGATTGGGAAGTCAAGGCGCTTCAGGATCACGATCCTAAGTATTTCCTCGGTTCAACGAAGACAGGCACGCTCGATTTGATGGAAGACGATCGCGGGCTAAAGGTTCGCGTTTCTTTGAATCCAGAAGTGACTTTTGCCTCAGATCTTGCCGCAATGTTGCGCCGAGACGGTGCGGCGATGGGAATGTCTTTTGGCTTCACCGTGCCAAACAAAGGCGATTCCTACAATGACAACGGCGTGCGCGAATTGCGAAATATTCGACTTCACGAGGTTAGTCTTTTGACAGGCAACCAGCCAGCGTATCCAGCCACGATTGGTTTGGGCGCGGTTCGTTCGCTGTCTGAGCGAACAGAAATTGACGCATCCACGCTGATGCACGCCTTCGACGCACTTTTGGCGGGAGCACCCGATGCGGATTCAGCCGCAACGCTTGACCTCGCAATCCGAAAGATCTCACCAGATCTTCGGGCAGAACCTGAGACTACAACGGAGCCAGAGGAAGCCGATGAGCGGCTCGTACCTCTCTCCGTTCGTGAGCGCCAGTTGGCACTCGCCAAACTGGAACAGCAGATTCGCTAGGGCGCAGCACAAGGGCTCACAAGGCACCACCGCTGGTCGCACCACCGAAGAAGCAATCAACCCCACAAAGATAGCGTAAGGAGTCTGACAAAATGTCCGACATTACCAAGACGCTTCACGAGCAGTACCGAAACGACTGGGAAGAGGCTAAGTCTCTCCTCAATCGTGCGGCTGACGAGAAGCGCGAACTTTCCGCAGAGGAAGAGGCTCGATGGACGAGCCTGAACGATTCAATGACAGCACGAAAGTCCAAGATGGATCAGGTTGCTGCTGCTGAGGAGCGATCCGAGAAGATCGGCGCGCTTGCTGAGAAAGCACTCAAGGTCGAGAACGCGGCTAAGCCTGCTGACAACGAGGGCGACGTCCTTCGGGCAATCGCCACGGGCGAGAAGCGACGCGCTCAGTTTGAGATCCGCGCTCTTGCATCGGCTTCCGCAACTGTTCCCGTGACGTTCGCCGACTTTATCGTCGTGGCGCTCACTGAGGGAAATCCGATCTATGATGGCGCAACGAAACTTCGCACCACCACGGGCGAGCAGATTACTCTGCCACGCGTGACCGCGAATCAGTCGGCAGCCTTCGTCACCGAGGGTTCAACCATTACGCCAGCAGATCCGACGATTTCGTCGATTACTCTGTATGCAAACAAGATCGCCAGCCTGACGCTTTTGTCGGCTGAACTTGTTCGCGATGCAGGCTTCGACATTCTTGGAACCGTTGGTCGACAGGCAGGTGCACAGATTGCATTCGTCGCTGGTTCAGCGATGGCAATCGGCACAGGCACCGTTCAGCCACAGGGCTTCGTCTCTGCGGCAACGGGCTTGAGCACCGCAGTAAAGGGAGGCACCGTCTCGGCGACCTTCTTCGATGCGTTGGATCTTGCTACGGTTCTTTATTCACTCGCTCCTTCGTACCGCAACACCAGCACGGTTTGGCACGCGAGCACGACGGCAGTAAGCAAACTCCGCAAGTTGCAGGATCTCAACGGGCAGTTCGTGTTCCAGCCTTCAATGGCGGCTGGTCAGCCTGACACCCTGATGGGATACCGACTCAAGGAGAACGTCCATATGGCTGCGGTGGCTTCTGCCTCCAAGTCTGTGGCAATTGTTCACGAGCCTTCGTACTATGTACGAGAACTTCCGATCGAGGTTGCGTCCTCGACGGACTACCTGTTCAACACCAACCAGGTTGCGATTCGCACCCTGTATGCTGTGGACGGAAACATTCCTGACCTGAACGCGGTCAAGGTGCTCGTTTCGGCGAACACCTGATCCTAGCGATCTAGGCTAAACCTCCCGTCGGGCTTCGGCTCGGCGGGAGGACAAACAGAGGAGGCATTACCGTGAGAATCGGTTTCACTACAAACGCTCCGTGGTCACCTACGGGTTACGGGATGCAGGCAACAGAGTTGGCACCGAAACTTGTCGCAGACGGACACAAAGTCGCGCTGATGGCGAATTACGGTCTGGCAGGCACGACGCTCGATTGGAACGGCATTCCCGTGATGGGACAGGGGATGGATGCATACAGCAACGATCTGACACCAGCGCAGATTGCGTTTTGGTTGTCACAGCAACCAGAAGAGGCTGGCATCGGGCTTTCGCTTTACGACGTGTGGGTGTACAAGTCGCCCCAATGGGATGAGATCCCGATGGCATCGTGGACACCCGTTGATCACAGCGTGGTGCCTGATGAGGTGAAGGCGTGGTTCGCACGAAGAGGCAAGGGCAAATGGGCGATCGCGATGTCCCGTTTCGGCGAGCACGAATTGCTTGGCGCAGGCATCGAGCGGGATCGCGTGTTCTATGCGCCGCATTCATTCAACGCGCAGGTGTTCAAGCCAACGCCGTCATTGATGCGCAAGGATCTAAATGTTCCCGATGACGCGCACCTGACTATCATCAACTCTGCAAACAAGGGCGTGACCCCGATTCGCAAGTGCTGGCCCGAGATGCTGTTGGCGTGGAGTAATTTCGCCAAGTCGCATTCAGATGCCTATTTGCTGATCTGGACAGAGATGTTTGGTCTGGCAAACGGCGTAAACATTGAGCGCGTGTTGAAAGCAGTTGATGCGCCGATGGATCGCGTGCGGTTTGTTCCGCAATTTGAATATCGGCAGGGGTTGTCTTCTGAAGTCGTAGCAAAAGCCTATTCTGCCAGCGACGTGTTGCTGATGACCTCACGAGGCGAGGGCTTTGGCGTGCCAACGATAGAGGCGCAGGCGTGCGGCGTGCCCGTGATCGTCACCAATTGGACTGCACAGCCTGAATTGGTTGGCGCTGGCTGGAAGGTAAACGGACAGCCCGAATACGATCCGCTTCAGGGCGGATGGTGGATGGTCCCGAACGTCAAAGAGATCGAGGATGCACTGGTGCAATCCTACGAATTGAAACACGACAGCGAGAAACGAGAAACAGCGCGTGCCGCTGCGATTGATTTTGCCGCTGCGTACACGACGGATCGAGTCTACGCCGAACATTGGCGACCAATTCTGAAGCAGATTGAATCAGAGATTCCGCAGGCGAATGGCTTGAATCGCGAACAGCGACGAGCCGCCAAGCGCAAATGAGCGTCACGGTCGTCACGCCTACGCTGCCAGAGCGGGAGGATTTCCTGCTTCGTGCGGTGACCTCGGTGCGGCGGCAGACACTACGCCCGCAGGCGCATCTGATCGGCTACGACTACGCGAGGCGTGGCGGAGCCGCGATGAAGAATGACCTCTGTTTTGCGGCAGAGAGCAAATGGATCGCGCTGCTTGATGACGATGACTACTTCTATCCTGATCACCTCGCCTCGCTCGTAGAGGCGGCAGAGACGAACGGAGCGGATGTCGCGTACTCGTGGTGCGATGTCAGCGGCGCGAACCCGTGGCTCGGCTACAACCAGCCGTTCAGCGCGGAGGCGTTGCGCCAGACTTCGGTTGTCAGCCACAACGCGCTGATCCGCACAGACCTCTTCGTAGAACTCGGCGGCTTCAAGCAGGTCAAAGGTTACGACTGGCTGCTTTGGGTGGCGGCGCTACAAACTGGGGCAAAGTTTACCTGCGTGGAGCGCCAGACTTGGCACTACGACCTGTCGGAGACGCACCCGCACGAGAGTCGACCGTGATCGTCATCCTCGCCGCTGGCAAAGCCACACGGCTAGGCGGCACGAATAAACTCCTCGTTGAGGCGGCTGGGATGCCAGTACACGAGTGGCACAGACGGGCTGTTCGCAATGAGCCCACCTATGCCGTTGTCCGTAGCGATGACGTAGGACGCGTTCTGAGCGCGGCTCCGTGGCTTTCGGGTGTAATCCCTCACGATGAGGCGGACGGACCGTCTGGGGCGCTCCTGAGTGCCTCTACGAGCCTTCCAGATGGTGCGCTGACGGTGCTATTCGCAGACACGCTTCTTCCAGAAGTGCCGAAGCAAGAGGGCGACTGGGTTGGCGTTGCGCCCGCCCCGTGGCGGGTCTGGGATTATTACGAACACGGCGAAGGCGGATGGACGCGTGGCGTGCCTCAAGTGTTGGTATGCTGCGGTGTCTACCGATTTACCAATCGCCAATTGTTGAACGATATCTGCTATGACCTCAAACTCGGCTCAACCAATGAAATGCATATGGCTGATGTGTTGAGGTCGTACGCACCTCACCAACCGCTGACGGAACTTATTGTGCGCGGCTGGCAAGATGCTGGCGATTCTGATGCGCTCAAGCGTGTCCAATTGATCAAGGAGACCTGATGGCAATTACCAACGGATACACAACTGGATCTGCCGTCAAGACGGCGCTGGGCATCATTGATGCCACATCCGACGGCGAGTTGGAACTCGTTATCGAGTCCGTCAGCCGCCTGATTGACGATTATTGCGGGCGGTTTTTTTACAACGGCGGCACAGTCACAGCGTATTACACAGCCGACGAGTACTTGACGCAACCAATTGATGATTTTGTATCCGTCTCGGCGCTTACAACAGACGGCGACGCAGACGGCACCTACACCACAAGTTGGACACAAAACACCGACTATGCGCTTGCTCCGTTCAACGCTGCGGTAACTGGTCGTCCGTACAATGAAATTATTGCGCTGACCGAAGGTGCCAACACGTTCCCTGTGCAAATCATCAGGGCAGTAAAAGTTGTTGGCGTACGCGGCTGGGCGAGCATCCCAAAGCCTGTAGAAATGGCAACGATCATCCAGAGCGGGCGAATTTTCAATCGCCGCAACACGCCGTTCGGGATCGCGGGATCGCCTGACATTGGGCAGATGCGTCTCTTGGCACGTCTCGACCCCGATGTGGAGCAGATGTTGCGCGCGTATCGCGTCGCAGCGCAGGCGGTCTAGATGGCGCTGGATACCTACGCGATCGGCACCGCGCTCGCTGCGCGGTTCTCTGCCGCCAATACGACACCGCCAGCGGGCTACGACGCGGTTCGTTTGGCGACGGCGTTGCCGCCTGATATGATCTCCGTGTTTCCGTCCGTGGTGGTTTTTCCCCCTTCCACCACGGCGGAATACGGTCCAAATCGCCTCGTGCGACAGGTGCACCGTTTTCCCGTGCGCTTCTACGTTGCGAAGGCTGCTGGAGGCGATCGCACCCTGCGAACACTTTATGCTTGGCGCGATGTGCTCGTGGAGCAAGTTGTCAGCAAGATCCAATTAGGTTTGCCCTCGGTTGTGGTGAAAGCGCTTGTGCCTGATATTCGTATGGGCGAATCTGAATATGGCGGGGAAATGTTTGCGGTTATTGAAATGCAAATTGATGTGGCAACCCGAGAAGTATTGGGGACAATTGCACCGTAATGTCAACCACAACCATTGAAATGAAATACGAGACAGAATTCACCGAGCAATATGTCCAGCAGTTCTTTGAGGGACCTGTAGAGGAATTGCTTGGCAAGATGCGCGATGCCGCAGGAAAAACAATGGCTGCCGTTGTGCGGTCATCGTACGATTCAAGCGCCGTTGGTCGGCGAACAGGCAACCTGTATCGGTCAATCAACGCAAAAAAGATCCGAAGACAGCCAGGCACGATCGGCGTAATCGCTGGTGCGATGGGCAAAGGCAGCAGGCATCGTGAATTGATCGAATGGGGAACAAAGCCACATTTGGTTCGACCGCGCGGTGCTAGTTATCTCAAAATTGGACTTGGATATGCTACGCTGGTGCAACATCCAGGTTCTCGTCCGTACCCGTTTGTTCAACCAGCAATGACCGAAGCAAGCAACGCTGGTTGGCAATCTGCTAACAGCGTGCTAAATAAATACATCGATCAGGCAAACGCCCTGCAATCGGTGGAAAGAGCATAAGGAGAACACAATGGCAGTCAACCAGTTACTAAAACTCGTTGGGGCGCTTGAATCCACGGCTGGTTCGGCTGTCTCCGCAACGCGCGTCCTTTACGCGGACGAAGCAACTCCTTCGCAGGAAGTCACGAGCATTGCCAACACGACGCTTCGTGGCACCTTTTTCGAAACGCACGAGATCAATGCTGGCGTTGAGCGAAACGGGCTGAATATTAGCGGTCCTGTGCTTTACAACCAGATTCCGTTCTGGCTCGAAAGCAGCGTCAAGGGCGGCGTGACCCCCTCTGGCACTGTTGCTCCATACACTTGGGCATACACGCCAAACAGCGGCACCGCCAACGCACCAAAGACCTTCACGGCTGAATGGGGCTGGGCAGACGGCGGCACGGCTGTTCCGATCTATCTGCTCCCAGGGTGCGCCACAGACGAACTAAGCATTGCCTATGTCAAGGACGAGGCTGTCACCTTTACGGCGACAACCATCGCTGCAGGCACAGTCACGCTCGGAACGGCATACAGCGCCAGCCCATCGGATACAACGCAGATTAGCGTTCTTGGCGTAGGCGCAGCCGTGTTCATTGACACGACCACGATTGGATCAACCGCCGACACCTCGGTGCAGGAAGCGACCTTCACGCTCACGCGCGGACTTGTCCGACGCGAAGTGCTTGACGGCACGTCGGCATCTGTGGACACGGTGGCTCCTGTTGCGCGACAGGCGCGACTTGAGATCGTTCGGTATTTCACGAACCGCACCGAATTGGATAAGTTCTTGCTGAAGGGCGAGCGCAAGATCCGAATTCGCACAACGGGTCCAGTGCTCGGCGCTGGCAATTACGAATTCACGCTTGACTTCTACGGCGTGGCAGACACGCACGAGATCGCGGAAGTTGATGGTGTCATCGTGGCAAACATCGCTTATCGTGGCATTGTGGATTCGTCCGCAGCAACGGACTTCTCCATCACGGTCAAGAATAACCTCGCAACAATTTCCTAAGCAGGATAAGGAGGCTAAATGCTGAAGGCAAAAACGACCAAACTTGAACTGACTGGCGATCTCTCTGGTCATTGGGTTCAGGTTAGAGAGTTTACTTGGGGTGAGATCAAGGCTATCCGCGCTGCAGACGCGACCGAAGAAGAGAGTACCGACAGGCTTCTGTCGCTCGTCTCGTCGCACAATCTCGGCGTGGATAGTCTTGACGACCTCCCGCTCAGCGTTCTAATTGTGATCGCAGGCAGAATGCGTGATTGGATCGAGGAACTTACACTCCCAAAAGAGCAGGGCAGCAACTCCGTACAGCCCTCGCCAGAACAGCAATAAACCCCGACGCCAAAACACCTGTCCCGCTGGAGTACGCGCTCGACGCGCTCGCTCAGCGGTGGGGCGTAGCGCCGTGGGAACTGGAAGAGGCTCCTGGCGAATGGGTGCTGCGTGGCTTGGAGTTTATGCGGATTGAATCGTCGGTGACGACGAGAAAGGCAGGGAAACGTGGCTGAGCGTTCGACGACACTTGCCTTTATTCTCAGGGACGGTGCGTCCAAGGGGATGCGCGAACTCAACAAAACAGCGCGCACGCTTGGTAAAACTGCCAGCACGCTAAACGCTCCGTTTGCCGCAGCCGCAAAGGGCATTGCCATCGCAGGCGCTGCCGCCGCTGCTGGTCTTGCCTATGCGGTGACGAAGGCAAGCGAGTTTGAGACGGCGATGTTGAATGTCAACAGCATTGCAAAGGAAAGCCCCGCGACATTTGACGCAATGAAAGCGTCGGTGTTGGATCTATCGAATAGGTTGCCGCAGAGCGCTGAGACGCTCGCGCAGGGACTTTACGACATTGCCTCTTCTGGATTTGCAGGCGAAGAAGGGTTGCAGGTGCTCGAAGCGGCGGCGAAGGCAGCCTCCGCAGGACTCGCACAGACATCCGAATCCGCGGCTGGTATCACCGCGGTCTTGAATGCGTATGGGTTAAGCGCAGACGAAGCGGGTCGAATCTCCGACGTGCTCTTCAAGACGGTAGATCGCGGTGTGATTACCTTCCCAGAACTTGCGGACCAAATTGGTAAGGTCACCGCGCTCGCCGCTCCTCTCGGCGTGAGCATTGAGGAAGTCGGCGCTGGTATTGCCGTTCTCACCAAGAATGGTATTGACGCAGAAAACGCTACCACGCAACTCAACGCGATTATGCAGAAGTTCATCAAGCCGAGCAAAGAAGCGCAAAAAGTCGCGGCAAGTTATGGTATTGAATTAACTTCCCAAGCACTTGCCTCTAAGGGTCTCAGCGGGGCGTTGTCTGAGATGGTTGAGAAGACCAACGGGAGCAAAGAAGCGCTCGCTGCGATCCTGGGAGATGCCCGTGCGATCCGTGGAGCATTCGTGCTTGCGAAGGACGGCGGCGCACAGTTCAACGAAGAGTTGGCACTGATGCAGAATGCCGCTGGCGCAACAGACACCGCGCTCAGTTATCAGGAGCAGGGTCTGGCATTCCAACTTGGGATTCTGACTAACAACTTCAACTCAATGGCGATTGGCATTGGCGAAGCCGTCATCCCAGTGCTTATCGATATGCTCAATGCATTCACAGGGCAGGTTCTTCCAACGCTTGGCTTGGTTGTTGAAACAATCAAAGCAAATGTCGCGCCTGCGCTAAAAACATTCTTTGATGCAATCGTGGCTGTTATCGGCGTTGTGATCAACATTGCCAAGTTCCTTTACGAAATGAGAACGGTGATTCTCATCGTCGCTGGTGCATACGCCGCATTTACGGCGGTTGTAAATGTTGCCGCTATTGCGGTGCGCGCCTATCAAATTATTATGGCGCTAACTAATCTCACGATGAAATCTTTCGGTGGTCCAATCGTGGTTGCGATCGCGTTGATCGCCGCGCTCGTTGCAGCCTTCGTCATTGCTTACAATTCTAGCGAAGACTTCCGAAACATCGTCAACGCAATTTTTGATGCGATTAGACCTGTGTTGAAAGTGTTGGGAGACTTTGCGTTGATGGTCGGCACCACAATCGTGCGCGTTCTCGGGGCAGCATTTGATGCCGTGAAGGCTCTCGTTGGGATTCTGTGGGGAGATGGCAAAGGACCGCTCGCAATTGCGCTCGAGGCGATCGGGGGCGTGTTCAAGGGGATTGGCGATATCATTGGTTTCTTTATCGGATTAGTGCAGGGCGCAATCGATATCGTGCAGCGCCTCATCAACCTTGCCAACAGCCTGCCATTCGTCGGCGGATTCTTGCCGCGCGGCGGAGCAGGCGGGAAGGCGAAAGAGCGCGGGCGCGCACTTGGCGGTCCTGTGACTGGCGGGCAGCAGTATATGGTCGGCGAACGAGGACCAGAATTGTTCGTGCCGAATCAATCAGGCAGCATCGTGCCAAATAACGCGCTGGGCGGACAGATCAATGTCACCGTGCAGGCAGGCGCATTTCTCGGTTCGTCTGACGATGCTCGCGAGTTCGCTCGCCGCATCTATGGCGCGCTCAATGATGAAGCCAAGCGCCGAGGCACGGTGCTCGGAGGTGCTCGATGAGCGTAAGTCAGCCAACGTTGGTATCTGGCGCAACCATTATCACGCTGCCATACCCTGTGCGATCCAGCGCCAATCAATTGGAGTTCAGCACCGTTGGCGGCAGTCGTCTCACGGTGAACGGCTCTGTGCGCTCGTGGTCAATTGGCTATCGGTACGGATACACGCTTGCATTCGAGTATGAGAACGTCGCGACATATGATGCGCTTGTGGCGCTATATTGGGCGAACGTTAGCAATCAGCAAACCACCCTCTTCACTTGGTCTGGCGGTCCGTGGACGGCGGCACAATCTGGCGTGACGGTGCGCATTGACGCGATCAGCGATCTTGTGACTGTGTATCCAGATGTCACCAAAGGCGACTTCCAGATCACGCTCGTCGAGGTTGATGCCCGCACAAGTTAGGAGACAACCGTGGCACTAAGCGCAAATCTGATCGCCGCGATTGCCGACAAACAGCACCGCCCTGTGCTCAAAATTGAGATTGATTGGGACGGCGATGGTGTCTACGACGACGAGACTGGGTTTGTGCTCGATGCCGCAGGCGTAGAATCCTTCGACCCTGACACGGGTGCTTTGCAGCCAGCGGAATGCAATATCACGCTGGACAATCTCAATCAGCGTTTCAGCGCTGAGAACGAAAACAGCCCGATCTGGCAATATCTACAGGGCGCGTTCCTCACCACGCAGGCAAAGATCAGCCTCGGATACTTCTACGCAGGCGCGCCGCAGTATCGGCAAATCGGTGTGTACATTGTTCGTTCGTTGATCCCGAAGGAGCAGGGACGCGTGGCGCAAATGCGCCTGTTGGACATTTCTGCACGGTTTGCCAACACGCCAACCTATTACGGTCCGCGAGCCAATATCGCGCTTGACACGGTCTTCAGCGCCTATGCAAGCAAAGCAGGTCTTGGCGCGACCGCGTTTACGACCGCAGGCACAGCCTTCGGCACCGCGCTCTTCGCCGCATCAACGGGCGAGCCTCTGGGAGCGGAGTTGGGATTGCTCGCCATCGCCGAGGGCGGGCGCATCTTTGTGAACGAAAGCGGCGTGTTGACGTTCAACGATCGCACCACGCAGACAGATAGTCTGCGCACGCCATTGATAAGTTTCGATAAGGAATCCTATCCATTCGAGATCAGCATTCTTCGAAACACCGAAACAGCCATCAATCGTGCGCTGTTGGAATACGAAGACCGCGCCTCTGCTGTTGCCGACGAAACCGTTTTTGAGATCACCACGCCGATCACCGTTCCTGCCGCAGGGTCGGCAGACGGATTCTTCGTGCCTGGAGAGATCACAATCAGCATTGAGGCGCAGGACAAGACTCGCTGGATTGACTACACGCCCGTCACTTGGGCGTCGGTTGGAACGGCTGGCGGTAATAACCCCAGCGCTGCTACGGCAGCCTCTGCGCCCACAGGCGGGACAGCGATCCCGATGGTGCAGGGCGATCCCGCCAGCGTAGACACGCTGGACGGCAATCTTTATTACCAACTCACAGTCGGTGGGACGGCAATAGGTGATGGCAACCGCGCGCAGGTTACCTTCAAGAATCTGGCAGGCACCGCGTCTGCATATGTCACCGCGTTTACGTTGATCGGAAAGCCCGCTCGTCTCTCTTCGTTGTACGCAACGCAGGCAGACGATATTGACGGGCAGCAATTGTTGGGTGGGCAAATTCTGCCGCTCAATCTCAAGAATCCCTATTTGCCAACTACCGACAATGCCTATCAGCGTGCGCTGGATTTGCTATATTTCCGCAGCGTGCGGCGCGTACGCGTCACGCTTGACTCCGCTCCAGGTGTTCCGCTTAAGGCTGGCGAAGTCTTTGGTGTCGTGGATACCGCAAGAAACAAAACCTATTTGCAACAGGTTGCAAATATTAGTTGGCGCTTCAACGCGCAGAGCGGGTACGACTGCAGCATTGAGGGCTTGCCCGCGTTGCCTGGACCGTTGCAGATCGAGATCGGCGACCTAGTCGGCGGAATTACCGACACGATTAGCACGGCGAGCAATGAGGGTCCGTGGTATTGGGCACCCACTGGCGATCCAGCGCTAAATGCGCTAACGTGGGACAACAGCCTGTGGGGTCCGCTATCATCTCCAACGCCTGTTGGTGATTCGGTGGGCGCTGTTTCGGATACAATTACGACAAGTGTACTGCAGGTCCTGACTTGGGACTCTGGATATTGGGATGTAAATCCGTGGGGTTGATGAATGTTTGATTCGATCTGGAAACCAACTGGCGTAGTCACCGTTCGATTGATGCGTGCCGACGGCACTTTGCTCAGCGAGCAGATCCAAGCAAATACCTTCACGCTTGCTGGAGCAACGCGGCTTGCCGCAAAACTTGCAGGCGAGGCAGGCACGATCACCTGTACCGATATCCAGTCGTCTTCTGGCGGAACGCGGATTTATGACTTCGACTCGACGACTGGTTTTACAGGCACCGCAAGCATTGACACGACAATCTACCGACAGGGCGCGGGCGCGTTCAAGATTGAGGCGGCAGCGTCTGGCACACAGTACGTCTACGATGCCACGACGATCACCTCGTCCACGGCGGTGTCAGGATCATCCATTGAAATCAGCCTGCGCTTCACGACGCTCGCCAATGTGAACAAGTCCAGCACCGAACTGCGGATCTTCACAGGCGGCAACTCCTCTAACTACTACGGGATCAGCATCACGAGCATCGAGGCTGCGCTTGGCGCATTCGCCGACGCGACGTGGAAAATTTGCCGCATCCCGATCTCGTCCTTCAATGTGACGGGCGGCGCGCCGTCCTTCAACGCGGTCACAGGCATCGGCTTGAACCTCGTGGCTGGCACGGCAGGCACCGCGACCGCATATGTGGACAACGCCTTTGTGGTGAACGGCAACAATGATCTTTCGTCTGCCGCCTCGTCGGTGCCTGCTGTCTATGACACGCAGAGCGTCACGGCGAGCCGCATCACCCGCACGGTCACCTCGACGGCAACTTGGGGCTTGAACACGGCGGTCGGCGAGACCTTCTACATCTTCGGACTTCGGGATCACGGCACGAATCTGCTCGCGATCACGGGGTACGGGGCGGGATCAGGGATCTACAAAGAACCTAACACCATCCTCACGGTGAGTTGGGCGCTCACCACGACAGCCTAAAGGAGGCTCAAATGGCAAACAGCGGTACCGTAACGGCAGGCAGCGCGGCACTAGCCTCGCAATACAATAATCTTCGCGACGATGTGCTGAATATCAGCACAGGGCATACGCATACTGGCGCGTCCGAGGACGGCAAGAAGGTACACGGCACGGCGCTTGACTCGACCGGTGCGAGCAGCGGTCAGGTGCTTACGGCGAATGGTGCAGGCGCTGTGACGTTCGCAGCGATTGCTGGCGCAGGACAGTTCTCGGTGATCTCTGGAACGGCGGCATACGGCACGGTCACCGATGGCGGAACTGCATTTCTATATACGAGTGGACCAAGCGGTTCATTCTCGCAGATCACAACTGGAGGCGGAACTGTCGTTATTCAGGCATTGACCGCTACCTCAACTGGAGGTCAAACCTTCTATCGGCGAACGATTGACAGCAACAGCATTGTCGCAAGCACAGCGCTCGCCCCTGCAACTGCTGGCACTGTTTCACAACGCGCTGGTGGGTACGGATTCTCCGCTGGAACAGCATTCGTTGTTCTAGAGAGCGGGCATACGGGAAGTCCAGGAACGCACACCGTGACACTTCGCAAGATCAATGTTGCGATGTCATCAGTAATGTGGTCTACGCAACTGTTTACTGGCGCGACGATTGCTGGATTTACTGGATTTCAGTCATCTACTGGCCCGCTAGCGGCTATTGCTGGTCAACTGCGTTACGCATCTGGTCCAGGCATTTGGTATGGCGGAGATGTAAGAAACTATTTGCACGGCGCGGGAACACCGCAGATCGCTTCGGTCTGGGTAATAAACGACGTCAGCGGTTCTGCATATAGCGCACCGTTTGGATCAGCGGCTGGAACAGCAGGCGAATGGAACAATGCAAGAGTTCGCGGATGTGTATTCGTTCCATCAAGCACAGCCGCAACAGACGGCACGATTTATGCGTGGGGACCTGTTGGCGGCACGCCTCGCTTCGTGACCTACACTGTTGGCAGCGCAAGCATAAGTGCGGTTTCAACTGCTATCGGCAGTTGGAGTACCGCAAATGCCGACGACAACTGGCAGGAAGAAATCGGAGTCTATCCAGGCGCACTATCTGCAGTTGTATATCCCGGCAATGGTATTTGGATGCCGTCGGTCTCAAAAATTCTTGTCAACGATCAGTTCGGTTTCAACATCATAGATCGCACGTTCGGAACAGTTGAGTCCTTTGCTGTTGGTGGAAACAACGACTACTTTGATACTGATAGACGCAATGTTGATTATGGAATGTGGGATCAGACGACTGGATGGTTCACAGAAGGTCGCGACGTATGGCGCACAGCATCATTCAACGGAAATATCGCACCATACGGCAGCGCCACATATATGGACACGTTCGTCCAAAGCAGTTGCGCGACGCTCGCGGGCAACGGGTCAGCAACTCACTATTTCGGCGGATGGGGAAGCACAGGCGGCACTTCGTTTAGCATTCAACTTGGTGGCGTCGCTCGTGTTCCATTCGGCGGTACATCAGCGACACCACGAATAATGTCGATCACGAACTTTGACCCGCAGCGCATCCTTTGCATTGAGGACTCTGGAAACGGAGCCGCATTTGTGTTCAATCAGGGCGGAAACGACGCCTATACATATTCGCAGCCGACTTCATTCGTGGCTGGAACAGGTCAAGTGTATGTGCACGTCACACCGTGGAAACGGTATCAGAAGGGATCTGCAGGAACGATGCGAACGCGCATTGACGCTACGATTGGCGGAACTGTCGTGTTGCGCGGTTATCAAGTGACGCTTGGATCATAAGGAGATAACAAATGCCTAGAACTATCTATATTCGTCCAGATGCTGATGGGAATATCGTGACTTGGGGTGATGATCCGCTCGCGGACTCGATCACGGTCACGAGCGTGCCCGCGGACTTCGCACAGTGGGGAGTTGGTAAGTACATCTGGGACGGCAGTAAGTTGTCTGCTCGTGCTGGATGGGTTGCTCCTGTGCTTGATCCAGACCCGCTTCCATCGCAGCCTGAAACTCCCGCCGATCCTGAATGACGAAGAACCAAGTTGACTCAATCGTAGAGCGGCTTGATCGGATTGAATCCGATCTTGCCGCCGTGCGCGTTGAGATGGCAGAGACCCGAGGAGCCTACCGATTGGCGAAGTTCGTCATCGCGCTGCTTGGATTGAGCGGGCTGGGAGGCTTGACCGCGTGGCTATCTAATAAGTGAACCGCCGTCTTGTCGCTCTCGTGGCGGCGGCGGCGGTTTTCTTGCCGTTCGCGAATGTCTATGCGCTTGACTCATTTGACGAATGGGATCAGGCGACTGACTCCAACGGCACGGTCACGCTCAACGAGGACGGCTCGCTGACGATCGCTGGGGCGAATAACCCGCTGCCAGAGCAACCACGGTGGGATGCATCCACGAGCGCGACGACAACGATCACGGAGTCAGAGACCGTAGGCTTTTTGTGGACATATTGGACGACCGATGGAGCGCACTACGACAAGCCGCAATACACGCTGGCTGGACAATGGATCAGCCTCGCCGAAGGCGGCGTGCAACAGGCGAGCGGCTACCTTGAGGTCGTGCTGGCGGCTGGCGACCTGTTCGGCTTCCGCATCCTCTCAACTGACTCGTGCTGCGGCATCGGCTACCTCAACATCGCCTCAGGCAGCCCTACGCCCGCGCCTACGCCCTCCCCAACGCCTGAGCCAACCCCAACCCCAGAACCGAGCGTAGAGCCGTCTCCGTCGCCTACAGAGCCACCTACGCCCGAGCCTAGCCCTACTCCTGAACCTAC